GAATTGAGACTCCTGTACTAAAAACTCCATATGACGCCACGATGATAGAATCATTTTCTAGTTCAGTAATTTCACGAATCTTTTCTCTTTGTTCAGCATCCACCCCACCATAAACAAAGAATACTTTTCTATTTTTGTCTACAGATGTATTTATTAAATCAAAAAGAATTTGACCGTGAGTTTCAACTCTAGAAAATAGTATTAATGTATTTCCTTTTAAATCTAAAGCTAAATTTTTAATAAAATTATTTCTTTTTTGATGTGTAATCAAATATTGAATTTCGTCTTCATAGGTCTCAAAAGATTGACCTTCGTGTTGAAGTAGTATAATCTGAATCTGAAGCTTTGCAATACTACCTTTCTCCATCAATTCACTAGTGCGTATAACTTTATACATTGGTCCAAATAAACCTTCAAGAGTCCAGATATTTACTTTTTCTGGTTTTGTTGTTCCAGTAAATCCAAATCTATATTTTGCATCACACATCTTGTTTAAGATTCCAGTAATTGAAGATGAAGATGCAATATGAGCTTCATCTACGATTACAACATCATATTGACTGAAATAAGATTTATCCAACTTATATAAACTTTGATAAGTCGAAACTACAACAGGTTTTTCCGAAGTTTTATCATACCCGGAATATATTTGATGAACTAATTCATTTGATTCCCATCCATAACTATCAAAGTCTTTACTCATTTGAGAGCAAAGAGATGTTGTTGGAACAATAATCAAAACCTTTAATCCTTTTTCCACATAAAATCTAGTTATTGAATAAATGCAAATTGATTTACCAGATGATGTTGGAGAAACAAGAAGTTTTCTGTTATTACTAAGTGCCTCATATACGGCTTCAACTTGATAATTTCTGATTTCAAATTGTGAAGATATGATACTTTTCATATAGCTCTTCACACCATCTATTGAAATCATCTCATTTTGTTCGTATGGTAATCCATAGTATTCATTATCTTCAAATTCATAAGTTAAATTATGAGCAGTAATTTTTTCAACTAATTTATCTAAAAGCCCTACATATAATTCTTTAGTATGAACGTTTAGAAGATTTATAATTCCATCCCATCCTCTATATTTTTTATTCTTCATAAACTTTGCATTTTCAACTTCAAATTGAAAATAAGGAGCTAACTCATATAAAATATGAGGCTCACATTTAAGTTTAAGATACACTTCATTCTTTTTATGAATAATTACATCTGAAGTCATTAGTTATATCCTGCAGTAAATTTCATAAATTCAATACTATTCTTAATTACAAAGCTTCTATTTTCTATATTTTTAATGATGCTTTCTAAAAACTTAATCATTAGATTATAATAATCTATTTTAGTTTTACATTTTATTAATTCTTGATCAGAACTCAAATAACGCTCTAAATCAGCTTTCATTACCCTATGGTCAAATGGTTCTTTTTTGTAAATCTCAGGGTCTGCTTTTCCTGAATAATATAACCATTTATTTTTTTGAAGTTCTAAAAATTTGTTATCTTCTAGTTTTTTAAGTAATGAAATGTTATTATAAATCTGATAATATTTGGAATGTAAACTTGGTATTTTTAGACTTTCAAGATGAAGATTATCTGGGTCAACTTGACTATCTTGTTCCCACATTTCTTCAATAATATCAATATTCATAAGATAAACACATCAAATCTTTATTATATCATAAATTGTGTATTTGAAAACTACTTCAGCTGATGCATATGTAATATCATTTGGTGTAGAATCAAAGACTATTGAACTTAAAGATACTGGAAATAAATCTTTAAACTCTACTTTTATATTTGGATTATAATTACTATTATAAATGATTAGAGTTCCATCGGACATTCCTGAAATTGCATTTTGAACTCCTTCACTATTCTCATCTTCATTTAGTAATTGTTGATACTGCTCAAAACTTTTTGGAAATCCAAACTGACATAACCAATTCCAGACTTCAAGATAATTTTCCATATCTTCATCCACTAGAAAACGAAGAGTTAAATCTTCAAATGTTAAGGTTTCTCCTGGTACTGGAATTGCTTTAAGAGGAGAACCCTGCATTGCGACACCTAAATTAATTCCTGGTATACTCGCATTGTTGCAAAAGAAATCAATCTTTGGCTTTTTTTGCAGTACAAATTGAAATCCAACTGGAGAAAGAAAATTACGATTGGTAATTTGATTTAAAAATGGATTTAAAGACATAGTATCATAAACTATACATTTTTATTTATTGCCAATAAAAAAGGAGCCCGAAGGCTCCTTGATTTGATTTATGATGAGTAACCAAGACTCACATAAGATTCTTAACGAGAACTCTACGATAGTAACGGTTAGAGTTCTTAGAAAGTCTACCAAGACCTTGGTTGGTACCTTCAGCAAAAGGATTCGCAACGATTCCATAACGAGTCTTGAATCCGATTTTTGGCTGGAAGGTTTGCTCACCAACAGCACGAACCATTTGGAGAGGAACATAAGGACAATAGAAGAGACCTGCATCATAAGGACTGGAACCCTTATAGCCAGCAACATAAAACTGAGTGTTAGAGTTGTTGGCTGAATATGGGTCAATGTATACCTTATACTTGCCTTGAAGAACACCAGCAAATGTATTGCCAGTATCATCAACCTGAAGATTAGCGTTAAGAGCTGGGGTATAATCCAGAACTCCAGCGTGAGCCAAAGCGGAAGCGATGTCAGCGGAGCAAAGAATCATATTGCCCTTCCCTCTACGAGTTCTTTGAGCGATTTGGTTCGCATCTCTTTCGATTTGGAAGATAAGACCTTTGAACTTTTCAACCGACCAACGACCGTTGGAATCAACATCAAGGTCAAAAATACCTTGAGTAGCAACGTTGTTTTGTGCTCCAGGCTCAGCAATCATATAAATGGTACGAATGACTTCACGGTTAATCTCTGCAAGAATCTCAGTAGAGAGAATATTTGCGAGTTCCGCTTCGGCATTTAGACCGTGAATTGCTTTCAGGTCTTGTGCAAGTTCAAGGCTGTACTCAGCTTTTAGCGCACGAGATTTAGCGGTAACTGAAATTCTTTCAATCGAGAGTCCCATCTCGTTGAAATAGGTATTAGCACCACCATCACCAAGAGCCTCGGACTCGGCTGTAGTCATACCTTGACCGACTGTATAAGCCTCAGAGCCAGCAGGGGCTAGAAGTCCAGGATTATTGCCAGTTTGACCAGTCGTACCAAATCCTACATTATCTCCGGTTGAACCTGTATGTCCATAGCCAACGAAACCAGTGTGACCTAAGCCTGCATTTTGACCAGAGAATGCAGTGTCAACTTCGTTATAGAAGGTTTCATCTCCTTCAGGTCCTTTATAACGAGAACGAAGGGCGAAAATAAGTCCTACGGGTGCATTCATAGGTTGAACACCAGCCAAGTCATAAGCGACGAGGTTAGGCATCGAACGACGAATCAAGCTAATTAGAACGGGGTCAAAACCAGCGACAGGACCTGTTGGGCTGGCTCCGTAGCTAAAACCAGCAGCTCCAGTCCCACCTGGGTCTGTGTTCATTGTTGGAGCTTCTGAGAGGAAGGATCTTTCCTCACGAAGAGCGGTTTCTTGGTTTTCTAACAGGATAGCAGTAACCATTCTTCGATGGGAATCCTTGATAGGATCAAGACCATTATAGTCTAGGAGTGGTGCCCACTTTTCCTGCAGATGCTCTGCATTGAACATTTGCATTTGTTTTACCTCTGTTTAAAGTTGTTTGTTTTGTTTGATTTTTATGATTTAAAAATCACTTTTTAGAAACTCTTTCAAGAGCGTTTAGATAAATTTCCATACTTCCACTTGGGGTATTGTATGGAACAGTCTCTGTTACATCTTCTACAAGATAGTCTTGAGTGCTTCTAGGAGTAACAGCCTTATTAGAGAAATATGCCTCTCTAATTGTGACTAATTTCTCACGAAAATTATCTTCACCATCAAACTCAACATTTTCTGCAAGAGAAGCGAGCTTTTCTTTTTGAGAAAGTGCGAGACCCTCAGAAACTTCACCAATGATTACATCGGTTACGGATTCTGCAAGTCTTCTGTTTAGAGCAACATTGGTTTCAATTTGCTCGTTGAGTTTAGTCTCCATTTCATCAAGTTTTTCTACCATACTCTCAAGAACATCATATCTTTCTTCAGGGATTGACACATAATGATCTTCAAAAAGACTCCTGAGATTAACCAAGAAGCTTTCCGTAAATTCAGTACGGAGTCCTTGGTCGATAGCTAGAGCATTATCCTTGAGCCACTCATCAGCGACATACTCAAGGTATGCGTCTACTCTTTCGGTTAATGCTTCGGCAATAACCTCAATTTCTTCAGCAAGTTGTTCTTCATATTTTCTAACAACTGCTTCTTCAATCTGTTCGGTTCTTGCATTTAAAGCGGCTTCAAATACAGTTCTCGCTTTAAATTTGAACTCCTCAGAAAGTTCTTCGCCGGATAGAAGAGCATCAACGTCCTCTTCAATTTGAGCTTCGATTTCTTCAATTTCCTCTTTCATTGAAGATTCATCTTCGCCATCTTCATCTTCTTCTTTTTCTGGCTTTTTCTTGCCTTTCTTTTTGGGTGGCATTTTTTCTTCTTCATCATCCTCTTCTTCATCTTCACAAGAGGCTTCGTCAATTAAATCATCTTCATCATATTCATCTTCATCTTCATAATCATCATCGAGTTCTTCCTTCATTTTATGCATCGCTTCAGCTGATTTAGCTCCACGATTTACAACATCACGAACTTGTGCTAAAATAGCAGCTGGGTCCTTTAATTTAGCCGAATCGTTATCTGGCTTATAATCTTCAGGAGTAGGACCACCAAGGTCTTCCCAACCTGCAGCTCTTTGACCATCAGGAATACCTGTAGTCAAATGTGGCATAGGCTCTGCTGCCTTTGCTCCAGCATTTACAGCAGTTCGAGATTGCTTTGTGCCGGTTTCCATTTCTTGTAAGTTTTTTCTTCCACGAGGCATTTTGAACTCTCCGATTTTCCTTTATTAAATCTGTATTTATTTATAAAGTTTTATTTTTATATAAGACTTAGATAATTTTCAAAGTGTTGAAGCATTCTTTCCTCATTTAATCTTTTAGAAATTACATCTTTTTCAATTTTATTTTTAATGTTTTCTGCAATCCATTCTTGTTTATTACTATTGAAAATCCATTCTTTTCCTTCGTAGATTCCATTTACGAATGCTGATGGTGCGGATGGGTCGTGAACTAAATCAGCGGCAGTTGACAACATAAAGTCTTCACCAACAATTGAATATCCTTCATTAGTTGGAACCAATGAGCCAACTCCACGGGAAGATACTCCCAATCTTACACCTTCATCATATAATCCAGCCGCAATCTTACCCATTGGTAGACTTTGAAGAATTTTAGCTTTTCCGAGAAAATTGGTTCCACTTTCCTTTAATGATATAATTTTATGAGAAACTCTATCCAAATTAATTGTAGGACCAGATGGATGACCTAACTCGCCAACAGCTCCTCCAGTATTTAAATATTTTTCAACATAACATCCAACACCTTTTCTTAGGGTGTCCATAGGATACATTCTTTTATTTCTATTTTGAATATCTCCCTGTAGGAATATTCCTTCAATGTAAAGGTTTTTTTTACCGTTGACATTTTCAACGATAACTTTTACATTTTCGATTTCTTCGGTGATTAGTTTCATTAGCTAAAATTAGAAACGACTTGAACTTCTGTTATATGAATGGTATTTGGACTTGAGCTATCATTGTAAGCCGCAATTTTAATTGCCTTCCTCAATTCTCCGTTACCATTCGAAACTGGAGGCTGAGCTGAGGTATTCCAGTTTATTGTTAATCTGGAATTATGATAGCCATTGTATGATGTAGTTTTATCTACGCTGGTCACAAGAGCATAATTAGTGTTAATTCCAGTAGTAGAAATTCCAGTTAATGCAACATAGTCCCCCACATCAAAAGCTGACGTTGTTCCTTCTGGGACTTCAATTGTAGTCGTTGCTCCTGTTATAATACCAACAGTTGGTTGCGAGCGAACTGTTACTTCTTTGAGAATTACTTCGGTATTGGCTGGAATCCAAATCGAAGTTGAAGTATCTATTCCAGGATTTGTTCCAATCTCAATAAAAGTATTTTGAGTTGGAACAATACGAAGATAACCAGATTTCAATGCAATAGGTCCGCTGGTAGAAATACCAGAAGCCGAAGCTATAGTTAATGATGGTATTTTTTGAACTATTTTAAATGCAGACATATTTAATATAGATTATATAATTTATTTATAAATATAAGTTCTTAATAACATTAATAAAATTACCTACTAACTTCTTCCCAATCCATAGCCGCGTAAATATCTGCACCATTAGTATCACTTGCAGCAATCAGTGTAAGTTCATAAGGAGTTCCAGTTAATCCATCTCTTTCTAACTGGAACTTAAATAATGCTTCCTTTAAAATATCCACTGGAGTAGAACCTTGATTTGAACCATTAATAAATCCTGATGCTAAAACTCTTCCTCCACTATGAGTTCCCCCATCAATTTTGTACTCAACTGCACTATCATCACCTGCACTTATCCAACTTCCTCCAGTTGATATTCCACTTGCAACTATTCTCCAATTATAATTTGCATTATTCGTAATTCCCAAAATTGAAAGTGCAGTAAGAATTACAATCGCATCTAAACGATTTGGTGATGTCTTTAATCTAATTGATAAAACCGTATAATAAGTTCCTGATGTTGTTAAATCTACTGGAGTTCCTATACCTACTGATACCGCTTGTTGTAATCCACGAAGTTCATAACCACCTTCTGAAATTACAGAAGAACATACTTGTTTGAGAGTACTTGAACTTGTTGTAATTCCAGTATTTGCAATCTCATATCTCAATGGTAAAGATGCTGTTGTAATGTAAGTCGTTTCAATTCTATTTGCATGATGAAATGAGTGACAATGAATAAACTTACCATCAATTACGAATCCCATTCTGACTGTTCCAAGTCCTAACCATTCAATGTCCATCCAAAGAATTTGTGCTTTAGATATATCTAATGTAATTCCTGAAAGATTCAAATAACCTGAACTTGGTCCAAGTAAAGTATCAACATTCCATTCAGATTGTTGTTTTCTATTTTCTGTTGTAATTCCACTAACTAAAGTTCTCTCTACAAAATATAAAGTATTTCCATCAAGTTCCAAGTACATTCCATTATCTGCACCATAATATCCTACTCTCTGTCTTAAATTTTGTTTTTTTGAATTAAAAACGAAAGTATTTAATACTTTTAATGATTTTCCTGGTTGATATGCAAATACTTTTGTAGTTTCTCTAATTACAGAACAACCTGCAGTGGTTCCAATTCCAATGTTTATCAATCCTTGAGTTGTTACAAACCCAACTGTAGAACCTGCTCCTACAATTAAACTACTCCAAAGATTGTTGTCTCTATATCTATGTGAAGAATCAAAAAGTGTAAGAGGATTTGATACTCTCTGTCTTCCAAATGCATCAGTTGCAGTTGGTGGTAAAGTTACAGATACTACTGATGTTGAAGAAATTCCAAGTGTTCCTGTAACTGGAAATGGATTTGTAGAACTTACTCCGACGCCATTTACATTAATACTTACCTGTCCAGTAGTTCCAATACCAACAGTTCCTTGAATATTAACCGTAGACCCAATAGAAGTTACATAAAATGCAGTATTAGAAATAGAAACTGTATTACCGATTGATACCGTATTCAATAATGTCGAAATTCCAATTGGTAAATATGGTGTAGTTAATGTTCCACTAGTGCCAACTTTGACTATATGAGAATGAATTGGATTTTCTGGAGTACTTGTAACAGTTACAATTCCAGGAATTGTAATATCACCAATAATAGTAATACTAGAAGAACCTAAAGATACTGGAAATGGATTAGAAAAACTTACTGGACTTGTTGATGGTCCAGTAAGAACTACTGAAGTTGCAGGTTGTGGAAGGGGATTATATGACATTAGATGATATACCAATTATTACCATTATAGAAATAAGTAAAACTTTGATGATTAATTTTCATGACTACCGAACTATCGTTCTCAACACTTTTACCAATTCCAGATTGAACTGTGATATTATATGTATCAATTTTATTACCCTCGTCTTTTATAATGAGTTTTTTACCATAACTTGGGGTTTGTGGTAATACAATTGTTACTGGAACATCAGCACTTACACCGATATAATCATCAGTATCATTTGATTGATAATAAGTTGTTATTCCTGTGATAGAAACAATACTGGTAATTCCAACACCATCAGCAGGATCTCCTACCCATTTGTTTATGTTTGCATCGTATTTGAGAAAATAATTATCAGTCTTTGCAGAATTTCTATCGACATCATCAAGAAATTCCAATCTTGTTTCACCACCTCCACCTAAAGTGGAAAGTTGTTGTTGGATACGACTCAAAAATAATTTGTAATGTTTATTAAATTCTTGAATTGTAAGAAAATCTTGACTTAGTGGAGTTAATGGGTCTTTATTTTTTGCCGCTGGGGGTTCTGTAAAATTCGGTTCAATATTCGTTATATTATTTTTTTCTTCTGTTATTGCTTCTACTTCAGGAACCGCATCCGCTTTTATTTGTTTTTTTATTACTTTTTTATTGTTTTTTTGTGGGGCTTTTTTTGATATTTGAGACCAAAACAAATCGTCAAATGAAGTTCCAACTAAAGATTCCTTTTTCTTTTTGACTTCTTTTTTTCCTTCTTGAATTGCAAATAAAAAATCATCCACAGCGTCACCCACTGTGGATTCGACCTCTATTTTTCTTTTTTGTTTGCCGACACTGACGGCGGAAAAAAAGTCAGATAAATCGTTGGAATTCAATCCAAAATCATCCACTTATCAGTCCTCTTCTTCATCATCTTCATACTCTTCTTCTTCCTCATCATCATATTCATCTTCTTCTTCATCATCGACATCATCTCCGAAAATACTTGCAGCAACATAAGGCTTTGCATCTTCGACTCTTTCTGCAGCTTTGGCGTATAAATTAGCAATGATAGCATCCCTAATAGAATCGGGATTTTCATCACTCATAATCATCTGTCCGATACTTTCCATATAAAATTAAGTATAGTATTTGCTTTTATTTAGTCTTATTATATCTCACCTACATCTGGCGGTGTGGTTGATGCATTTGAAACTCCAGGTTCTTTGACTGGAGCACCCAAAGCCTCACCTCCTACGGCACCTTGTTGGGGGGCTTCTTGTCCTGGCGGCGCAACTCCCATTTGTTGCTGCATCATAAGTTGAGGGTCTGGTAGTATTCCTTTTTTAATCTCTTTTTTAATTTGTCCATCAATTTCAAGCATTTCGCTATCGGTTTGACCTAAAACAGTTTTTCTTACATACTCCACAGAAAAATATCTACCCAAATATGGCTCCATTGCTGAAATGACAGCAAGCTTGTCATTTAAGATTTCATTTTTCTTTAAATCTGCAAAATGATTGTCATACAAAAAGTCAAATTGAATATGGTCGGATAATTTATCCCAATCTTCAGGTGTAACTATATTTTTCAATATTAGTTGAGTTTTTAGCATATCAATAAACAATTGAGAAAATCTCTTTCTCAATCTACCAACAAACCTCGTAAATTTAAGCTCATCCCTTAAAATCTCAGACGAACGACCTAAATTGAATCCACCTCCAGCATCTAAACGAGTGGATGGAACACCTAAAGATTTGTATAGCTTCTTTTGGAAATACTCTAAATCTGTTAGTTCTCCTAAATTTTGACCTCCAGGTAAAGTCTGAACTTCTGTGCCTCTATTTCCATCTCTTCTTGGAAGCCAATAATCTTCCATCATAGCCATATATTTTCTATCGTCTTTCACTTCGCCAGTTGATTGGTCATATATCAACTTATTGCGATAGCGATTCATCACATCCTTCATATATTGTTCGGCTTGATTTCTAGGTAAACCTCCAATATCAATATAAAATATTCTTTTTTCACTAGAACGACTCAAACGATAAATCACTAAACTATCTTCAATCATTCTTAATTGATTTAAAGATTTAATTGCTTTATGCAAGTAAGAAAGGATAGTTTGGCGATTTCTATCTACAAGCCCAGATGTAATATAAGTTACTGAATCTGTAGATAATTTTACAGCTTTTGATATTGATGATGCGCTAGAGTGAATGCTTGATTGTGTCGGAGTATATCCAACATTTGGGTCATATAGATAATACTCTTCAATATTAGGATTTGAAATGTTATCGGTAACATTGCCTCTTGCCAATATTGACCTAACTTGGGCAGTTAAAGTGCTTTCTTGATCCTTTTTTAATTTTCTAATAAACTTTATTTTTAATGGGTCAATATATCTTACTTCTTGAATTCCCTTAGATGGGTCATTCATATCAATAACTTTGTGATAATAAATTCTCCCATCTATATACCAATTGCGAAAGATTTCATGGGCTTTCTTATCAAAGTCCATAATTTCTTTAATATATTTAAATTCTTTTCTGATTATATCTTTAAGTTTATCAGTAGCATTTGTATTTGATAATTCAATCTCAACGGGACTATCATTTAAATCTGATACTATTCCTTCATTTACAACGTCTTCAATGGCACTATCACACTCAGGGTGCAGTGCCATTTCTCTATATCTACGAACTAAATCAGCCTCATTTTTGTAGACACCTTCAATGTCTACATATTGCCCATAAAAACCACTTGTAATATAATAATCTGATCTATCCTCAGAATTAGGTGGAACTGGAGATATAATTTTACTATTCTTTTTATCTCCAGTATCCTCAATTTTAAATCCAAACAATTTAGCCATTATATCAAGATAGAGTACTTATTTTTAGTATTTATAAGACCAAAAATGATGCTATTACAGATTTGATGGAGTTGGCGCTGGAACTGTAGCACCGTTAGGTTCTGACGTATCAAATACCTTGGAGCCATTTCTATCATAGGCATCCCACCATTGGACTTCAAATGTAACATTAAAGCTCTCAATCGTGTCTGTAGTATCATATGATAAAGGAATTGCATCTACTGCTGATGGATAACATCCATAGAGTTTGTATGATTTTAGAACAGGAATTGCTGAGCCAGTAGATGGTCTATTTCCAGTATCTACACTTGTAGATTCTCTACCTCTAGATAATTGATGGACAATGATTTCTCTTTGATAAGAACCAGGAGTAATAACACCAGAGTTATCATCGTGCCTATTAATGTAATTACTCCACTTTTCAAAAGTATTACGAAGTCTGAAATTGGTATCATTTAAAACTGTAATAGTCCAAGGGTCAAAGGTTCTATCCCCAGCAATTTTTAAAGTTCTTCCTCTGAATGGAACTGGAATTGTTGTAAGATTTGATGCAGGCAATTGAGCTGCAGTGATTAAAAATCTAACATCAGTGTATACCGCATTCTGGTCGATTTGACTTGGACCATATGTAAAGATTTCGGGTGGGAAGGTAAGTTCGCATTCAAATAGATTAGACCTTGCTCCACCACCAACTAGACGATTCTTAAAATCGTAAATAGTTCTGTCTTGAAAATTACCGATTGATGCCATTGTTTGAGTCTCCTTTGAATTTTATTAAACAGTACCTACGATTTCAGAGAATGAAACCCCAGTTCTGGTAGCAACGAATGTAAGATTAATAAAGTTGATGCTTCTAGCTGGCTTGATATAAATATCAGCTCTAAATTGATTTGAATCTATAACATCTGGAGTATTATTGGATTCATCACATATAACTAGGAATTCAGTGATTCCTCTCTTTGCTCTTACATCTCGAAGATATGGCTCAACAATATTAACAAAGTTACTTCTTGTAATTGCATCATTAAATTCAAATAACTGGGACCTGGCAGCTTTTTCAATAGTTCTTTCTATCGTCAAGAATAATCTACGAACGTTAATTCTATCAAATGCAGAAACATAGGCTGATGCAGTTTTATCACCATAAAGCATAATGCCTTGACCTGGAGCAATTATAATTGGATTTATTCTATTAGTATAAAGCAAATCTCTTTGAGCTTCAGAAGGACTGTAAGCTAATTTAATCGCATTATTGAGAATTCCTCGTGTTGCTCCAGCGGGGGAGAACCAAGGATATTGATTAATAGAAGTTCTAGCCATCAACCCTGCAATATCAGAGTTGCAAGGGATATATAAGAATTTATTATTAAATCTGTCATACGTATATTTATAACCAGAATCAAATACAACATAAGTGCTTGCTGACACTCCATTGAAGAATTTAATAATCTCATTTGTTTGAGTTGTAGAACTTGATTCATTTACGACACTTTCTTGATGTGGAGAAACAACTGCAACGCAATCTTTTCTAGCTTCTGCAAGTGATACGATATAATTTGCTTTTGCTTGAGATTCAAAAACACTGCCACCCCCAGATGGACCATTAATAATATAGTTTACTGCATATTGAGTTGGATTTGCAAATACAGAGTAAGCATCAATTATGTCAGATAATTCAACACCAAATGTTTTCCCAGAAGTTTTATAATCAGTTCCGTAATTTAATTGATACTCAGTATTACCGATGACGGTGTAATAGCTATTTAAAGCCAATGAACCCCAACTTCCACCAGAATATGCGGAATAATTATTTAACCCAGCAAATTTTGTAGCAGCCCCATTGGGTTGCTCCCCTACGAATAAATATGATGAGTTATCTCTAATGTATTCAAGATAATATGTTGATTGGGATGGAGTAATTTTTCCATCCTTTGCTTTAGAAAGTTTTGTGAATTTCTCTAGAATTTCTCCAGCATTTCCATTTATTTTGCCTTCAGTATCAACAACAACGACGTTAAGTTCATCATTCTTACCGCCACTAGATTCAACATACTGAGAAGTTCCTGGTCTCTCTGCAATATTTTTCCAATATGCAATTGAATTTCCTAAATCTATAGTTTGATTGTTATACCAATCAGTTAATGTATATGAAGTATATGTTGAAATCGCAGCACCATTGGACGGATTAATAATCTTGATGGTATCTCCATTTTGAATAGAGGCTAAGGGATTGTTTTCAGAATATTCAATATATTCAGAAGTTTCGGTTGAATTTGAATATCTTGAAATCAATTTAACATTAATAAGAGACTGACCAATTCCTGTTA